TCGTCGCAGAGGTCAATATATTTAGGATTTGGTTGGCCATTCTCCAAAGTTTTCTTCTCAAAATTCGACATTTTATATAGTAGTGAACGTCAACAATATTTAAGTGATTTAGCAATAAAATAATAATTGCTGTTCCCTCATTTTTTTTTGTTTTCATAATATATATCTCAAAATGAGCAGCATGGTCAACTTTTCCGAACTTGTCAAGCGCATCATCAAGTACTTGGTGCTTGGTATCGTCATCGCCCTCGTTGCCGTTGTCATCCCCAAGAAGTCCCTTAACCTTGAGGAGGTGATCATCTTGGCCCTTTCCGCCGCGGCCACCTTTAGCATCCTTGATGTGTTCGTCCCCTCGATCGGCGAATCTGCCCGCGCCGGTGCTGGTTTCGGTTTAGGCGCCAATTTGATTGGTGGTCTCCGAATGGCTTAAGTCCCCCGTCCAACCAATAACATCTTACTAGTTTTATAAAATAAAATGTGTTTATTTTATATAATGGCAAACAAGAAAGTCACCTGTAAAAAGCGTTCTCCCAGTAAATGCGCTCATGCGCCCAAAAGCTGCAAGAAGGCGTCCGGGCGTAAGCGAACATATTGCCGCTCGCGCCGCAACAAGACCCACAAGCGCCGTGGATAAATCGTAACGCAATATAATATAAATTGTTATTTTATATTATGTCCATAAGCAGAAACATCCTTTTTATTGGTATCATTGTTCTAGTGTTATTGTTCTCTAATTTAGTGATGCTTTTAAAATTGGATCGCCCGGTTCGTATATTAAACTTAGTATTATATTCGATGGACGACGACGGACCTTTTGATCGTATGCAAAAAATAACGGAACGCTACTATTCGACATTTTCTAACGTAACCACTTATTATTATTGTTTTTCTCCAGATCTCGATGTTCCGCACAAATTAGACGGAAATATTTTATATATTCAAGGCGACGAAACCTTTGTTCCTGGAATATTAGAAAAAACTGTGAACGCGTTCGAATACTTTGAGAACCAAATCCATGAAAATGATTATGTGGTTCGTAGTAATATAAGTACAATTATTCGGTTTGATTTACTTTCCGAGGATCTCAAGAAAAACGCTGTGGACTACGGATGTGCATTATGTTGGGGAACAGAATACTTAAAAGATCGTAGTCAATGTCCTCCCAATGAATTCATTTTTAGTAGCGGAACCTCGATCATTTTCTCGAAGGAAGTTGTTCTCAATATCATAATAAATAAAGATAAATTAGATAAGGAGTTAATGGACGATGTCAGTATTGGAAAATTTATCATGGAAGAAATGCCCGAAATAGAAATGAAACCCGTTATGAAACATGTACCGTATAATGGATTTCATTATATGGAAGATATGGGCGAAGACGAAGAAAAAATAAGATCACTGATTGAGAACAAAAAGATTATGTTTTTCCGTAATAATACAGATGATCGTGAGGTCGATGTCAAACAAATGGAAATCATCGTAAACATTTTGAGCTAGACCGTGGGAAAGAACTCCCAGTCCAAATCCTGACATACCTTCTTCCATATCATATCCTGCTCCAACTGTTTTTCGCGATCCTTCATCATCGGAATATACGGCAGATACTGAGTTTGGTCCAACAACACACATAATTGAAAGAGCGTATACGTATAATTAAAGAAGTTCGTACGATTGGCAGGACAATGCATTGCCCATGGTTTTTGGATCTCAATAAAGAGCACACATAAGGTCTCATGCAACTCTTCATTCATAATTGGCGGCTTAATACCAAATATCGAGTTAATATATTGAATATGCTCGAAATATTTATTGAACCCGAGCTTTCGTAAAATATCGCGCATTTTATCATAATTGATCAACGTCATATCCTTGATACGTTCTTTCTTGATACGATTACGGATCGCCTCAATGACCTCCTCCGGAATTTGCGTCGTCTCCTTGGCCTGGAATTGTGATAAAATCTCTTTGAAATGGTTGAGACGAATATATGCGGTATAAGATACTTCATTGGGTGGTTCCTTATTGGTAGGCTTCGAACTATCCACAATATAAGTTACGAATTTACCGCAATTTTGATTATTACAGATCAAAACCCCTTCTTCGTCTTGTGGAATAAGTTCTCCATTGTTACAGATTTCACAGACGTCTGAGGCAACAATAAAATCTTGTACATTCAATACATCATTATTGACGTTTCTCCAATAGTTTTGGTAGGATCGTTTGGATTGGTTATATTTATCACTTTGTAGATCCGAAGAAGACGGCGTCTTCCCCTTGATTTTAAAGAAGGAATTGAGAACAATGACATTTTGGTTATTCCCGCCTGTATTGATCTTCTTTTTCTCTTCGAAATAGTCGAATACATATTTGGAGTTCTCCAATAGATATCGTTTTCTCTGTTGTTTCAGATCCTTAATCTGTTTATTGATAAAAGTCACGCGATCCTTGATTTCCATATAGGCGTCGATTTCGTGTTCTTTCAAGGAGGAGACCTTGGATTTTAAGAGCTCTTTTTCTTCGATTAATTTGGGTATCGTGGTAGTTTCATTCTCATGAAATAAATTCAGCATTTCTGTATGTTTTTCATCTATGGTATTCATTTGTTTGGGTACCTTTTTTTGTTTTTGGTTCATGTATATTTTAATATAAATGAAGCGGTTTTTTTAAGTGGATTATTAGGCTTTTAATTTACGTGATTGTTTCTTATTGTGTTTGGATCTCTTCTTTGTATTTTTTCTTCGTCTACCTCCACGGATCATAGTACATAAGTTCGCATTTGTTGACCTTTTAGCCAAAACCTCCTTTTCCTTGCTGTAATATCCACCAAATGCTCTATTGTTAATTTGATCTTCTCTTCCGTTTAAGAGCATATAAATAAATCTAGTGCCGGACGGCCGATCGTTCGCCAAAAAACATCTTATTTGATTTCCGTCGGTTCGTTCATAACTCAATATTTTGTTAGCACAACTATAGCTCTCCATGGTATAACCACCAAATTTGGAAACAGAATTTATTTCTTGAAATAGATCTCCCACGCCTTTGAATAAAATTTCGCGATATATTAGAGCAAAAATTGGTATTTGTGCTCCGGTTGCGCTTAATGGATCATCAACGGGCCTTTGAAAATTTTGATCGATAAAATTAAAAATATTTTGTTCCGATATTCCCGTTATAGATAATATAGCGAGAAGGGTCTTTTTTAAAACAACACTCGCTTGTAAATCGACGGCGGTAGATACAGTTACTAACGGTTTTACTCCAATAATTTGACCATATCCTGGACAGTTTACTGTGAAATTTATCGACGCTTGTGTAGGGTTGCCATTTGCATCAATAATGCTATCTGGTCGAATACTTAATGCACCGTTATAATACAAACTATTTTGTGATCCATTGTTTATCACAAAGTTCATATTTCCGCGCTCAATACCGTCCCCGTTTGCTGTTCCCCAAGAGCATTGAGACATTCCGTCAATCACTGAAGTATAAGGACAAAACGCCAATTTACTCATATTTCCTATCGGAGCAGCATTATTGATAATATATTTATTAATGAAGGAACAATTAATTCGAGTTGTTACAGCTTCGTCCCGATTATATCTATATTTTGGCGTGGGTGTCGCATCTGTAAAATTCGTATCAAAATGATTGATCAATATTTCATCCAAATCCTTGGTTCTTATAAGCCCACCTTTTATTCCCGCTATATATTTTAACGTTTCAATTTCAGTAACTAATGTGGTGTCAGTGAACCGGGGAGTGGTTCCGTCAGGGTTCATGCATCCGGTCAATATTAAACCCAATCTTGCAATCAATTTCATAAAATTTCCGACTAACGTTTTGTCTTCCGATGTTAAATTGCCCGATTGGGCGGCACGAATATCGTCCGCGATTTGTCTTTGTCTCGCTTCTTCAACCGCTGCCGCTCGTTGTGCGATTTTTCTAGGAACATCCACAGACGAATTAATAACCGAAGTAATATCTCCTCTTACATCGAGATTTCTTACAGTCCTGTCGCTCATTATTTTGATTTGTTCCAGACATTTGGCGTATTTTTCGGCGTTATTTGAAATATATATATCACGTAACTCATCAATGATGCTTTTTCTCGCGGCATTATATTCATCTCGCAAAGTTCTTTGAATGGCGTCGTTATTTAAATTTGCCTGTGTCTTCTGATAACAATCTTTCATTTTTTCGATCCTGTCATTTATAGGATTGTTGGCTGGATCGGCAGTCAAATAATTAGATATCGCCTGTGTTAATGTAGTCGCATCTTGGTCGTTTAATGCTTCTCTTGGTATACCTCCTCTTTGAGATTTTCCACCGCGTTTCACGCGTTTTTTTTCATGCTCATTATAATCCAATTCAATATAGGAATAAATAATCGTGGTTATAGCCTGTCGGTCGGTGTTAAAAAAATTACCTACCATGTCAAAAAGTCTTTCTAACTCTTGAATACTATCAATCACAGCGGACAACCGTGAAGGAATGTTTATGGTTGCGTCGTATAAAATAACGTCTTCTATGTCTGAATAAATGTTATTCATGTTGCTATCCTTTTTATTAAAAATCATTGGAATATGAGAAATGAACTGGATATATTCCATTAATGTTCTTCCTTTATTTGTTAAATATATATGAAAAAACGCCATGGTGATTTCGTTTTCTATATCGTCTATAAACGATTGTAACGCGGGTTCTATACAAAATTCATCTAAACTGTCTTTATAATTGCCAATAACTTGGCCTTGTCCTGGAAAATTAAAAACAGTTTGCTGTTGTAGTTGCTGACCAAAGGGAGCAAACACAGTAAATGGCGCAGGCCCGGGACCGGCGGGGACTTGGGGATTAGCGACAGTTATTGTTTCTGTTTCCATTTCGGACCTACCTCTTTTTACCCCTCCAGTGAGACCGGGCTGATAAAAATCCTTTAATATTTTTTGCACACTTTGCCAACGATCCGAATCGGCATTTCCGTAATCATGTATTACATCATGCGCAATGATATTCAATACCAAATATTTGCATTTTTCTTCACTAAATGTTAATAAACGTTGTGTCATTATATAAATAAGACGAGACAAAAATTTGTGTAATCGTAAAAGTCGTGTTTTCGCAATATTTAACAAATATATAGGAAATGGAAACAGCATCAATGTCGATCCATCTACCATCTAATATTCAAATGAATAAGAAACAGTTTCAAAAGATGCTGTTTATTATGAATGCTTTGGGTGATGGATGGTCGGTAAAGAAATCACAAGACACGTATATTTTTACGAAAAAACACGAAAATCGCCGCGAAATATTCCAAGAGAACTATTTAGAAAATTTTGTTATTCAGAATGCCACAACCACGGATATTTTCTCCGAACCGTGATTATTTTTGTAATATACAAAACACCACATCAGTTTAGCTCTGAAAAACCATCGACGTTAATTATTTTATTGGTATAATTAACATCTACACATCCGCTATTCATTTTTTTAATTTAGCAATTTACCCGGAATTATTTTCTTCCGGAAGTATATAACCATAAAATGGGAGGAGCACTTATGCAACTTGTCGCCTATGGCGCCCAAGACGTTTTCCTTACGGGAACCCCTGAGATCACCTTCTGGAAGGTGTCGTACCGCCGCCACACCAACTTCGCCACGGAGAGCATTGAGCAGACCTTCTCCGGCCAAGCCGATTTCGGCCGCCGCGTGACCTGCACGATCAGCCGCAACGGCGATCTTGCCTACCGCACCTACCTCCAACTTACTCTTCCTGAGATCAACCAGAACATGGCTGCCGCCGCCGCCCCCGGCGTCTACGCCCGTTGGTTGGACTTCATCGGTGAGCAGATCATCGCCCAGGTTGAGGTTGAGATTGGTGGTCAGCGCATTGACCGCCAGTACGGTGATTGGCTCCACATCTGGAACCAGCTCACCCTCTCCTCTGAGCAACAGCGCGGATACTTCAAGATGATTGGTAACACCACCAGCCTTACCTACATCACTGACCCCGCCTTCGCCGAGATCTCTGGCCCCTGCGCCGCCGCCGGTGGCCCCGCCCAGGTGTGCGCCCCCCGCAAGGCTCTCCCTGAGACCACCCTCTACATCCCCCTTCAGTTCTGGTTCAACCGCAACCCCGGTCTTGCCCTTCCCCTCATTGCTCTCCAGTACCACGAGGTGAAGATCAACATCGACTTCCGCCCCATTGGTGAGTGCCTCTGGGCCGTGAACACCCTTGAGGCTGGCGCCACTGGCACCCAGTCCGTGTCCTCCGCCTACCAGCAGTCCCTTGTTGCCGCCTCCCTCTACGTCGACTACATCTTCCTCGACACGGATGAGCGCCGCAAGATGGCCCAGAACCCCCACGAGTACCTCATTGAGCAGCTCCAGTTCACGGGTGACGAGTCTGTCGGCTCCTCCTCCAACAAGATCAAGCTCAACTTCAACCACCCCGTGAAGGAGCTTATCTGGGTTGTCCAGCCCGATGCCAACGTTGACTACTGCGCGTCCCTCGATGCCGGCTCGGTCCTCTTCCGCACCCTCGGCGCCCAGCCCTTCAACTACACGGATGCTCTTGATGCCCTCCCCAACGCCATCCACGCTTTCGGCGGCCCTGCCGAGACCGGCGGTGCCAGCGGCAACGAGTTCATCAACGCCTCCGGCCTCTTCCAGATGGCTGGCGCCACGGACGTCAAGGTCTCCGCCCAATGGCAGGACACCACCACCAACCTTTCCCCCTTCACCTCCACCCCTGCCCTCGGCTCTGGTGTTTCTGATGCCGGCACCTTCGTGCTCGCTGAGACCGCCCTCGACATGCACTGCTGGGGTGAGAACCCCGTCGTCACGGCCAAGCTCCAGCTTAACGGCCAGGACCGCTTCTCTGAGCGTGAGGGTTCCTATTTCGACGTTGTCCAGCCCTTCCAGCACCACAGCCGTGCCCCCGATACGGGCATCAACGTGTACTCCTTCGCCCTCCGCCCTGAGGAGCACCAGCCCTCTGGCTCGTGCAACTTCTCGCGCATTGACAATGCCGTGCTCCAGCTCGTCCTTTCGTCGGGCGCCGTTGCCGGCACTGCCACTGCAAAGGTCCGTGTGTACGCCGTGAACTACAACGTTCTCCGTGTCATGTCTGGCATGGCTGGCGTCGCCTACTCCAACTAAACGTACTGTATTTATGCAGTTGCGTATTATTTTATTTTGACACTTGAATAAATATAAAAATTCATTTATATTTATACGCGATCCCGAAAAATTGATACCCTTGTTCCATCATTGTTTATGCTAATCAAAAATCATGCAACTATCCGATCTTATTCATAAGCAACGATATACGTTTTATTACAAAACAAAGTATGGCGAGAAGATTTTCCGCGCCAATTTCTTAACCGTTTTTCACTATAAACAGTACAAAACATTGATAGTGAATAAATACGAAAGCGAATTCGTTGACATAAAGGAAGACCATGTGTGGTATATGGATCCGAAGTACGTCTATAAAATAGAAACATTGGCAGACGTCTTTGATGGTAAAACAAAACTACCCGACGATGTCCTCCATGTTATTGATAACTTCTATTAACGCTTACTTTGCGTTTTATTTTTTCGTTCTTCTGGCTTTCCATAATATCCATGCTTATGCGGTTCGACGTCTTTTCTGGCCCTTCCCAAGGCCGCAATAGAGGGATCATCGCGCTCTATCTCTACGGGTCGATTTCGCATCGTTCTAGACAATAACGCGACTACAGAAGGTCTACTTAAATTTCTTATGCTTCTATCTCCATTATATCTCATCCATTTTGTGCTTAAAGTTTCACTCGCTCTTTCTAAAAACCCTTTTCCCTTCCCGGACATTTTTTTCATGGTGCGGCGTTTTGAGACGCGGCTCGATCGACGGCGGCGATTTGTTTTTTGCATATATACATTAATAATATAAATTTATAGATGCAAATCCATCATATACCGTATAACTAAAGTAAAAAGTACGGTATGAACAACAAACCCTAACATGGTAGGGCATCCATTTCCTGTCGCGGTTTGTCCAACAAGACGCGATAAAAACGAATTCACTAGGCTAAATGTCCAGTGATTAAAAAATAGTATCAAAACAAGCGTAGTATAGAGAGTAAATCTCCATTTATCAGAATAACTTGGCGCGGCCATTATATACTATCAAAACAAAAAATCCACGATTACTGGATAATGATCCGAATTCAGCGTTCCGCAAAATTCCTTGTATTTTGAATAAATCGACGCGTATATAACCTTATCCAATAGTTTGTCAGAAACGAGAACATGATCGATCATGGAAAATTCGGAAGAAACGGACTTACAATCCCCGTTTTTATCCCACCAATCGGTACCGCGTTTTGATTGAGCTATTTTTTCCGCGACATTCGTCAATTTATAGGTTCCTGAATGTTCTCCAAACTCTCCTTTTACGATTTCGAGAACTTTGGAAATTGGTTTGTTATTATTTACATCAAGTACTTCGCCATCAAAATCGTTGAAATCACCCAGAATAATGATTTCATACCCTTTGGCTACATATCCTTGAATTGCATTTTGGAGAACCTGAGCTTGTGCCTCACGTTGCGCACAACGCGCCGGATCTGTGGGAAATGCGACTAAATGAGCTCCCACCAAAACCAGATTTATACCTTGGATCGTAAATTCACTAATATAATGTTTACTTACACCACTATCTCCGGTGGCTCCTGTATATCCACAACTGGATCCTGGTATAGGATAATTTACGCGCTCTTCACTTCTATACATGGTCGTCGGTCCAATGCGGGTAAGCATACCAGCATTTTGACCAGTGGATGTATCTTTTCCTTTAATCACGTAAGGAGTATAATCCGTTTTCGCCAACATCGATAATTCATCGCATCCTTCGACTTCACATAGATTGATAATATCCGGATTGAGTTCTCGAATTATAGTAGAAACTTGTTCCAAATGTTCCTGGGCGATCGTCGCGTTTTTCCATGCGCAACCATTTCCCGGGCAATCCGATGCCGCATAATAATCGACAAATAACCATTCGACATTATATTGAACAAGCCTTAATTTCGATTTATTGGGACGGGTATCCTTGATCGGTGAACCCACTGGGCAAAAAGTCTCCGCATGGGCAAAAAATGACAAAGCACCTAACAAAACGAGAACAAATAACATATATATTGTACATACATGTTATTTAGATCAGTCGTAGTCTTTCGTTTATAACACGCTAATATATTTCAATAACTAGAATACATTATTACAAAAGAGCACAAAAGATATAAAAAGTTTTATGTTTCGTTGTATATGGAAAATTTTCCGGTTTTTGATCCAGAATATATTCATGAGGTCCATAATGAAAATACCCAATTATTTAAAAATTACATTTCATTCACCAATGCCGTTTTAAACGTTACACAAACTTCATCAGAAACTACTTCGGAAATACCTCTTAGTTTTTATCCTATTGCTAAAAACATACGATTTGTTATCTCTTTCCATGCGAATAGTATATTAAACAGAGCCTCCAGTTTTATGAACAACGCGGCAAGAAACGGAGAAATTGAACACTGGAACGCGGTTACTGGAATGGATTGGTATCCATGGCTATGGGCGCGAGGAAGAATGAACGGAGAAGATTATTCAAATCAACAGGGATGGAATTATTATTTTGATAGTTTTGGAACCACTCATAATGATTTATCGATTTCTTCTAATCCTATTCATCCGCCCGGAGAACTTATTGTGTTTTATGTTTATTTATCTTGTTGTAAATACGCATTTAAACTAAATTCATCATATCAACAGATGATGAGTAATTATAAAGCGCAAATGAATTGGCCCGAAAACGCAAAAGTGCTCGCAGTGCAAATACGCAGAGGCGACAGCGTGAAACGCGACGGTTCTATGAACGGATCGCGCGTTTATTTTCCATTAAATCTTTACATTGAAAAAATGGACATCATGGTAAAAGAAAATGGTTATGAATATATTTATATTTCAACAGATAGCAACGAAGAAATTGGAGAAATACAACGTCTAAGACCGGAATGGAAATTATTGCATTTGCCATTAGATCGAACCCAATTTTTTAGAATGGATGAAGCTCACAGCATGTACGGAAACACAGTGGACATAGAGATCTTTTGCGCGATGCATCCTGATCGAATTCCATTTACCATGGATAGCGGGATAGCTGATCTATATTTTATAAGTCAATGTCAGGGATATATCTCAACTATTTCCACATCTGAATTTTCGATGTGCGGTTGGTTGTTACAAATGGCAGAACAAGAAAAAATAACGCCTTATATAAACATGAATGGAATAGAAATAAACGCTCGCGAAAAATTATTATTATTGTGATTTTTTTTCCCAGGGGCTGAACCAATCCAAAAACTCACGTACTAACCAATACAAGTTATTGAAAATAATTTCAACGAAATTGTCCTTAGAAAGATCGTCGGTCAATGTGCGTAATCCGTTTACTCCATAATCGCCATCCGTTTCGGGCGGTTCATCATCCACATCAATTGTGTTATCGTATTCCCACATCAAGTTCTCGTTATGAAGCATTTATCGAATATAAAATCATACGAAATGCGTTTATATGATTTTATATTATAAATTAAAAAGAGCATAAAAAATATTTACCAGATCTTCTATTCCGATGTCATTGTATTGCGTAAATAATCTACAAACACAAAACGATTTACTCATGAAAAATCTGATGGAGTTTTACAACAATCGCGAGAACCTCAACAAAATGATGCGTATTATCAACGGCGAATCCAAGATTTCGTTGCGTATTGTGGATTGGTTTGTCACCAATTTTGCCAAGAAGAATTATACGATTTATGATATGCCCGTTCGCGCAGGATCGGCGGATACCACTCGGTTTAAGGTATATAATGATTATAAATTGAAGCTGAAGGCGTATAGTAAGAAGCGTTTCGATCCGTTTTGTCGCTGGGATCGTATTACTATTCCCTATGATAATGAGAACTTTATGGAGACGACCATTGGCCAATTGAACTTTTTCAAGTGGGCGATCGAGAACAAAATTGTGGACTTCATTGAACAGAATTATCAAGATATTGAGAACGACATGAACCATAGAAATAGTACGTCGAAAAACAAGGATAGCTTGGAGAACTTGTCCGATGTCGGCGATAATAGTAAGACGCGAAAGAAGCGCGAAGAACTATCTGTATCCGCTTGTAAGTGCATTAAGAAGGAGACAGTGAAGATTGTAGTGAAATTTAATTAATACGGTAAAAAATTGATCTTTTAAAAGGCATTTTAACTAATTTCAAACAATGAGTTAAACATGAGTACATTACTTGGTAAATTGGCACGACAGAGATATGTAGAAACACAGATAAAGGCGCATAAGACGCTTCTCAATAATATCCCAAAAAAAGATGAGCATAAATCTTTACGTGACAGACTAAAAGAGGATTTGGCATTTCTCAATAGTTTAAAAACGAATTCTGGAACATCAACAACTGTAGTTACTCATCATCAAGCAAAAGACAAACGTCAACAAGAACAACACAATGGATCGACGAAGCGCGTTGATACACAGGGAAGGGTGCGTCTTTCCGTCTCTAAAAACACTTCTCTTCAAACGACCATCGGATATGCGGGAGAAACAGCTGCGCAGGAACTCCTTAATGGTTGTCCACGTTGTGACGGAGAATTGTATAACGAAAACGAGGACGACCCCAATCACAAAGGAAGTGATTTGGCGTGCAGAAACTGCAAGACAAAAATCCAAGTAAAGACATATGGCCCTAAAAACCATAGTCAGTTTCGGAGCGACAACACATTAAAGCAGGCGGGGAAAAAGAGAATAGTGTTGGAAACCATGAACAACAACAATTTGCATTATATGGTCTTGCTTTACAACAACAAAAAAGAGGTTGTTCGTTCCATTTTGACCTTGAATGCAGTGAAACCATCTGACATTGTTCGCACCTATGGAATTGGCGAGAAGAAGGTGAGCATTAAGTTCGATAAGTGCTATGATGTAACATATGACTAATGTAAATTTTGTTGTCAATGTACATTTGTTTTTTTATTCACAGTTGTAAACCACAACTGCATTTATCGTAACACATTATTTAGAATAAAATAACGCGTTAACATATACAATGCCTCGAAAACATTGTGATTGTAGCAAATGCCGCAATTATAGCGATTGTTCCAGCGATAGCTATTCCAGCGACGATAGTTCATTTTACAGAAAACGTAAAACTTCGAAATCTCACAAAAAAAACGAGATTGTACGGTGCGATAAATGCAAATTTGACAGTGATGAAGAAGAAAAGTCACCTACGGTGCATTGCGATCGCTGCAGTAAAAAACACAAAAAAGAAAAAAAACCAAGGTGTTGCAAAGAGGACCACAAGCCAAAATGTTGCAAAGACGGGAAATATTTTTTTATAACACTTAACTAAATTACAATACTGGTTTTAATCACTGCAAACGTGATCACAAATCATATTTTTTTTATAATATATCTTATTAGCATAAGATATATAATCTCGATTATATGCCCAAAAACAATGATTATTGCTCTGACGACGAAACTTCGTATCAATGCGAAAGAAATAAGAGAGGTTGCGAAAACACCAGACGCACTCGATGCCGTTCAAATTCTCCTATTAAAAAAAGAAAGGAATGCAGAGATGGAAAAGATGGCAAAAACGGCAAAAACGGGTTAGATGGTAAAGACGGCAAGGACGGTGACAACGGAAATCCCGGAAAAGCAGGTCGCGATGGCAAAGACGGTCGCGATGGCAAAGATGGTGAAAACGGAAAAGACGGAGAAGATGGGCGCGACGGGCGGGATGGTAAAGACGGAAAAGATGGCAAAGATGGCGAAGACGGTCAAGACGGCGAAGATGGCCGCGACGGAAGAAACGGAAAAGACGGTGAGGACGGCCGTGATGGAAAAAATGGTAAAGACGGAAAAGACGGATGTGACGGCGAAGATGGCGAAGACGGGTGTGATGGTGAAGATGGTAAAGACGGAAAGGATGGTTGCGATGGCCCTACCGGGCCTCCTGGACCATGGGGCCCTCGTGGTCATCAAGGAGAAAAGGGTTGTCCCGGCGAACGGGGGCCACGCGGTCATCCGGGTGAAAAGGGATGCCCTGGCGAGAAGGGTGAACGAGGACCTAAAGGAGACAAAGGTGACACCGGAGCCAATGGCGACGCCGGCCCTGCCGGTCCCAAAGGAGACACTGGAGCTAACGGAGCTACCGGCCCTGCCGGTCCCAAAGGAGACACTGGAGCTAACGGAGCTAACGGAGCTAACGGAGCTACCGGCCCTGCCGGTCCCAAAGGAGACACTGGAGCTAACGGAGCTAACGGAGCTACAGGCCCTGCCGGTCCCAAAGGAGACACTGGCGATATTGGACCACCCGGTCCAGCAGGACAAAACGCCGCTGTTTCTTCCATATTTGTATGGAGTGATCTTTCGCAAAACCACACTAGTACTACTAATTTTAACTTTGTCTATTTTGAAAACTCACCCAGTGGACCACCTGGGTCGGGATGGACTACAGTCACGGATCCTAGTTTTTCTTACCCCACTGGGTTTGTTGTCCCCACAAGCGGATTTTATTTATTAACATATAAACTCGATGTTCGATCTGGGGGAAATTTGGTTCCTGGCGCAAATACAGATTGTGCGTCAGTATTAACAAAAAATGGAACGGCAATCACTGGATCATCTACTCTCGTTGAAGCGCCCGAAACTAATCATATATACACCATATCAAACACTGTGTTGGCTGATTTGTCTGCAAATGATGTAATCTCACTTTTGTTTTGGTCCGGTGATATAGGATCGCATATTGGCGATCCTTCGTATTTGACTGGAAAATTACCCAGCGGACTTGTTCCAAAAGAGGCGACTGCGTCTATCGTTTTTACAAGAATTACAAGTTAATCGGAACCGTCATGTAAACTAGGATTATAAAACTGCTCAAGCGTATTCAGAACACGTTCGCAAATCGTCAAATTGTCGGGAAGCGTCAATGGCGTAACCCCATTGATAAAATCTGAGATCTGTCGCATCCATAGGTTACCCTTATCCTTTTTATCATTCGGGTCATAAGTAACATCGTCATTGGTCTTGATGTGTAAAACGTTTGCGCTTGTGTTTCTATTGAGCCACTCTTCATGGTAAGATTGGCACTTTTTCAGGTAGTCCAGCGCAACCGTTTCCTCGCCCTCACGCGCGCGCTTTGTAATTCGTTGACGACAGACCTCTGCATCTGCGTCGATATACACTACACCTTCTAGTGGGAACTCATCAATGAATTCACCATAGAACCGCTTATAAATCTGATGACTGACTTCGTCAATCAGTCCGTCATCATATAGCATCTTTGCGAAAATATTCTTATCCGCATCGAGCGATCGTTCACAAATAATGGTTTTACAATCGGGGTTCTCCTTGATGATTTTTCTCAACATCGAAAGTCGGGTCGAATACGCCATGACTTGAAACGTAAACGCGTATTTGGCTGGATCTGCATAGAATTTCGCAAGAATGGTTTCTCCGTTTTTATCTTGAATGGTTTGCCAAACATCGACAGGTTCTCGGATGAAAATCACATCGGGGTTTTCGGCGAATAATTTTTGTAAGTTCTCGATAATGGTGGTCTTGCCAGCACCAATATTGCCTTCTACAGAAAAGATCTTGGGTGTCATTGTTGTATGATCGAAATTGCCTATTTTGAATTTAAAAGTTCTCATGTCAATTTTTTCGCGAAAAGGAGGGGTCACAGGGGAACCTTGGTTCCCTTCCAAAAAATTGAAACCTTTCTGCCTGTTTTTATTTTACCCAAAATTCACAGACATGGCAGCTCTCGTTCAAGCTCTTGACAACTTTACCCCCGTTCGCCTCGGCGAAAATGGACACACCGAATTCGACTGGTCCAATGATCTTCAGGAGAAGATCGTCCAGTTCGACTTCCAATGTGTTCGCACCACCCCCGACGGAATTTCCGC